TGGTCTGCTCGTTGGATATTGGCAATTTTAATTACCTTATCCACGCTTTGCTTGACCAATCGTTCGCACTCTTGGGTGTTATAGGTCAGAGTTTGCTTGCCTAATTGCCAATCTGTTGAGTGAAGTAAAGCAACCTCTCCGCGTTTAGATCGTGGGTCTTTAGGTGGAGTTGGAATTGGTGGAACTTTGCCCATAGATAACATGGCATCGTGGGCAGCTTGAACTACTGCACTTGTGAAATCTTCGCGTGATTTTTTAAGTTTTGAATATTCGCGCTGAGAAGTGTTAAGGGCTTTAGTAAGTTCGATAATGCGTGGGTCTGAATCTCTTTCCATCGCATCCAAATCATCTTCTAGGCTCACTTAGCACCCGCACAATCTCCGCGCCGATGGCGTGAAATTACACCTTCCTTAATTTCAATGCCGTTCTTTTTAAGAACTCTAGCAATGGAAGCACTTGTTGTATCTTCCCTAACCAATCTTTCATTTATCTTAGCAAGTGAGGCTTTATCAAGATTTTTAAGAAATACGCAAAAGGTACATTTACCTCCGCTGGCATGGCGAAATAAATTGTCATTTGCTAAATCATCCGCAAGGCTCATTGGCTATTTCTCCAAACCAGCATAAACTGGGTTAATAAACCAACTCCAAGCAGCACAGTAATGGGGATGATTTACCGGTATCCATTCATTTCCATTAAACTTAAATATTTGCCGTGTATTCCAATCTGGAACTGAATGTGATTCGTCAAGCCTCGCCTCTATAAGTGTTCCTACAACTTTAGGTTGTTTTGTTAAGGGTTGCCCCGTAGGGGCATCTTCCCAAAGCTGAGAAGCAATCTCAGTAGCAAGAGTGACATAACCGGCAAGGTCATGCCAAGAATCTTCATGTGAAGGGTTAGCGAACGCTCTCGCCATTTTCCACGCGATCATAAATGTTGCAACTTCGGTAGGACTTAGATCATCTTGGTGCATAAGCGCACCCCAGATACGACCAACGGTGGCGAAATTAACCTCTGCATCGCCGTATTGCAGTTGCCGTTCTTTGAGGATTTCCTCAACCTTATCTTTCATAGTTCAACCCTTTCTATTGGTTGAACAGAGCGTAACAGATTAAATGAATTTGTGAAGCATTTGGGCAATAAAAAATCCCCCCATTTCTGAGGGGATTTCTCGAATCTCTACGACTAAAGTGAGGATACTTGAAAAGTCCCGCAATTGATAATTGGAGTTTCTGGGGAATCGGAAACCTGCGCCCATACTGCCCAAGTTCCAGCCCCATAAGAACCTGTCAGGAAGCCCGTAGCACCGCTTGGATAGGCTGCGGTAGGTAAGACTGTGGCTGAGAACCAATCGCTACTCTTAGGGGCAGTATTAAGCGATATAACGGCAAAGGAAACGCCAGAAGTAATGACCACATTATCGCGGGTAACGAGAATAGGTTGAAATTCAACGCTACCTAGTGGGTACACATTTGTCATTGGGTTTGTCCGTTCCAGAGCCTATTGGAGATTAAAGCCGACCAAAGCCTTGTGCCAAGGATAGCAGTTCGCCTCTTATCTTGAATAACTGCGGCGTAATTGAGTTGATCGCCCATCTGAGCAGACCAGAAAATATCACCTGTTGTATCCACCCAAAGGGTTGGGGAAACCTCAGAGTAGGCAACAATCTTATGGTCGGTAATCGGGTTCGACTTTTTGACTGTTGTGAGCAACGCGGTAGAAATAGCAAGGTTGGCAAGGGCATTGATAACGCGCCCTGCTTGAGAGGTGCGGTTAGCGGTAATTGCCAAATTGGTAGCAATTCCCATTACCTTTTTAGCGGTTTGCGTGGTGGTGGCAGTTACGCCCAAAGTGGTTTGAGCCATTTTGAATTTGTTGGCAGCTGAAGTTGTACCAGCGGTAATCGTAAAGGTGACTTGTGGGTGATAGAGGGAAGCTGTAGTTGGAGTTCTATTTACCGTGATCGGCAGGGAAGTTCCGGTGCTGAGATTTCTCCTGACGGTTACATTTCCAGTAACTGTAATTGGAAAAGTGGTTGCAACGGTTTGAGTTTTCTTGGCAGTTGCAGTTGTTGATTCGGTAATAGCAAAACTTACTTGAACTGATTTGGTGAGTTTTGCAGTAACGGTTGTGGTAAAAGTAGTGCTAGGGCTAGTTGATGGGCTTTGAATTTTCTTGGCGGTTGAAGTTGTTCCAAAGGTAATTGCCGTTGAATCTTGGGCTTGAGGTTTGCGAACTGCGGTAGATGTTGTACCAAAAGTAGTTTGTGAAGTAACGCTTGCGATTTTGGCATAAACCAAAACACCGCCATTGTAGAAAGCCCTTGTGCCAGAACCATAAAAACTTGAATGGTAATCAATGACTACAAGTTGATGGGCTAGGTTGGAAGTGCTCATTGCTGAGTATTGGAAGTTGTAGAAAAGGCAATAGGGCTTTGCGTATCAGCGTTATTAAGGTTGATGCCGTTGGCATCTGGTAGATATATGCGGGTGGTTGAAACGACTTGAGGGGGAGTTTGTGCAGGTATATTGGTAAGAGTTTTATTACCAAAGGCTCCCCCTTGGGTCACCGCCATGAATTACTCAGTCCAGGAGAGCGTTACATCCGCAATCTGACCTATACCTGTGTTGAAGATACAGAATGGGAGTGGAGTTGCAGCAGGTGCGGCGGCTGGTGGTACGAGTTGAACTAACGCACCGCCAGAAGCGACAACGGAAGTACGAACTGAGCAATCATAAATTGGGGATGCCATGAGTTAAGCCCCTTACGCGGCGATAGGTGTAAAGGAAACTCCGAAAGTGGTAAATGTCAAAACATCCGTAGCAACAACCGACTTGGAGGCGGTAAGTGCAGATGAAAACAAAAAGTTACCTGAAGTCGAAGCATCCCAAACGGCAACATGGGAGATGGTTTCAGTTCCAGTCATGGTAAATGATGGAGAGTTGGAGAGCGTAAGTGCGCCACCAGAAGCGGCTGACCAAGTAACTGCTTGGCGAGTTGTTACTACTGAAGGGTTTGTCGTTCCGTTTACGCCAGGGTCGCCAATATGCAATTCAATGTAACAAGCGGTAGGAGCAGAGGCAAAAGCCGTTCCGTTGAGCATGTTAAGCCATTTGTTTGCCAAAAGTGTTGGCGAGAGTCCGACTGTCATTCTTGCTCCTTGGTTTCAGGTTGCGGTTGCGCTTTAGTCACTACTGCATCTACTACGATTGAAAGCCCCGCTAGGAGCGAATCAGAAGGTTGCGTATCCATGAATTGTACCTCAAACAGTCGGAGTTGGAGTCTTTGCTTCCTCGGCTACCTTGGTAGCTAGGCGAAGTGCAAGAGGGGATAGGAAAGGCCATTTTGCTACAAGAGCGCGAGTGGCAGGTGCACCCACTGCTCCAAGCAAACCCCAACCAAAAACTGCGGCATGGAATTTAGGCTTGTCGCTATTGGCGAGTTTGAACAGATAATCAGAGCCGTAGGTCAAGGCAATACCGATATAAGCATGCCAATAAGACTTAATTACCGAACTAGGGATTTTGAATTTCATAGTATTCCTTTGCTAGATGGTTTCGTAATCTTACGCCACTTTTATCAAAGTGCCATTTGGACCTTTGTAAAAAGCGTACCCGCTAGGGGTCATGGTGAAAGGAGCCTTGACGACTCCCAAGAAGTCATAAGGGGCAGATGCGCCTACTTTATAGAAGTTTGGCGTGGTGAAATTGGGAAATACGCATACGGTTGAACCTATGGAATGAACTTGGAATGTATTGAAAACATGATCGCAGGTTTCAACGAGCCAATCGCGACCTTGGGAATCGGGGGCTGAGAAGTTGGAAATTGCGCTATCTACCAGCATCTCGGCTACTTCATGGCAAACATCTGTGACTACTCCGCTGGAATAGCGAGCAAGGCTGGTAGGGGTAGTGGACTTTACCCAACGACCCAAAAAGTTTTTGATTAGCCCAAAACGAGCCGGAGCGTAATAGCCACCAATTTTGTTATTAACTGCGGCTAAAGAACACCATGCCGTTGGGATTCCAGCGGTATCCACATGGTAAGCCCCTGCATTTACATGACGATTCTTATTGGTTACATTGACAACCCAAGCTCCAGTAGTCGGAGTTGTGGTAACTGTAACTGGGGGCAAGTTCCAAGCCTGTGCAACAAGTGGGGCAAACCACTTAACGCTATCTACTACTGTTTGAAAATCTGTGGCTGATAGTGTGTCATTTGTTAGGTAGAGCGTTGTCACGCTGCGACTCCTTTAAGAATAGTTTCGATTTCCGCTTCGTTAATTTTATCGGTATGTCCGCCCGAAATTGAATAAGCCGTTGTCACATCAGCGTGATTTGCGTAACCGCTGACAATGCGTGGTGTAATTTCAGAAATAGCAAGGCGGTGAGGTTGTACGGATTTAAGAAATGCGTTGCCCCGAATAAGAGAAATTGCTGACTTAATCTGAGATTGAGTTAAAGGCGTGTCATTGAGTCCAGTAAACTCGATGGAGATAGAACCAAAGTTTTCATCGAGTTGGGCAACCGCGTAGGCAGTTGCGTGATCGGGAACGCTTTGAACAATGTTTCCTGCAAGGTCAATGAAATAATGTGCGCTTGCCCCTACATTATGGGAAGCAAAATACTTTCCTTCACCAATAGCAGTATCACCGCGAATGGCAGTTCTATGAAAAAAAATGCGGTTAATGCGGTGGCCTTGTCGGTCTTTGTAGTAATTATGCGGGTCGGAAAGAACGAGTTTAATCACGCGTACACCAATCTTTCTGCCAAATCGCCAGGAGTGCAAAGGTCTGGAGCCTTTGTTGTGACTGGGCATCTAGCCATAGCATACGCCTCGGCTACCAATTCTGAGCAGATATAACCTTCTTTTTGGGCTAACTTGTAAAGAAAATGAGTATTAGCCAAAACTCTCAAACCCAAAATACGCAGAACAAGGTTGAAAATAATAAGAAAATTGTAAGGTTTTCCAACTTGCTCAACTGCATGTTGCACAATCAATTTGCGGTCTAAGTCTGTTAATTCCTCATGGCGATTCCACGCGATAAGGGGATACTTGGAAGCATCACTTACCTCTACTCCTTTGGGATTGGCTTCCACAATCTTGCCGTTTCCGATATAAATGAAGGCGTGGTTCCACCGAGATACAGTTCCGACTTGGATAAGGCGAGCAAATACTCCGCGACTCTTAATAACACCAAAATCTCCCTCGCGTGGTTCGTAATTATTCATTCATTTTTTCCCAGATTTTTTCCAATTGTTGCGTGAGTTTGAGCATCTAAATCCACATCTCTTTGGATAATTGCGCGGTCAAATTCGCCTTGGCGATTAGATGAATTGAGAATCAAAATAGCAAGCACGATTGCCTCAAGGGAAAGGAGCATGGTGAGAAAGTTAAATGGAAAATGTTCTGGTCTGAAAATGAACCATAAAATCCACCAAAATAAGTGCATCCCTAAAAATAAAGGAGTACCACAAAACTCAGAAGCAAAATCTGCGGTTTTTTGAAATAATTGATCTATTTTATTCGCGCTCATTACGATCTTTCAAGACCTCGACATCCAGTTTAATTGATTGTTGGTTTTCCAAAAGAATGTCCATTTTATTTATTAGACCAGTTTTGCCATTGTTAAACAAAGCATATTCAATTCTCTTAAGTCGGGCATCCATGTTGTGAGCATGTTTTACAAACCAACCAAGTGAACCCAATACCATTGCTCCAACCGCCATGTAGTAATAGATAGCTCCGGAAAAATTAGCTTGATTAAGCAAGCCATCGCTTACTGTTGCCTTGAACATGGTTGCGCCTTTCGGTTATGTATTACGCTTTAGCCGCGTTTAATAGCGTTCCAATATCCTGAGCCGTCAGCCCCAACGCCTCTAACTTCGCATTAGTAGCCGCCAACTGCGCCGTGAAATTAGCCTGAGCCGTAGCCTCTGCCTGTATTCTGCTCAACCCTTGCGACCGACTCTGCGCTCTGCTCATTAGTTACCTGCCTGTGGTGTTGAAGAGTTGGATGGGAGTGTGTCAGATGCTTGTTGAGCATCGTAAGTTGACTTGAGCATAACAGTAAAATTGCCATCATTTTCAATGGTTACATATTCATTGCCCCATTGGTCTTTCGTAATTTCTATCATAGTTCGGCAGTCCATCCTAAGTAAGCGGCGGTTGAATTTAGACCACGAATAACATAAGGCCTAAATTGAGTAAGACCTGATGCAACAGTTGCAACAAGAAACCCTAATGATGAAGTTGTTTGATTTACGTCAAAAGAAAGTGCGGTCATTGTTGCGCCACCTGCGGTTGCATCTAGACATTGAAAATAGGTGCCAACCGCAGGAAAATCAATAGCAGTTGGTTTCACTCGCATCTGAACTGGAAACGCTGTTTGGCAATATGCAATAGTTGTTGAAGTTGCTGAGCCTTGTCCAAAAATTGCATAAGTAGTTTGTGCATCCCAGTTTTCTCGCCAGTAATACCTCTGGCAAGCGGCTAACTCCCCCTGAAGTATGCCACCAGCGCGGGAGAAGGCAGTTGCCACCGAACCTGCTTCCATTTGTACGCCCCAAAGTTGGAAAGTGAATGAAGCGTTTGTAAGATTGAGGAAGCGGATATTGAGAGCCGAGCCTGTTCCGATTGTTTTTCCTGAAATTGAAGGAATCGCAACAGTAAATGTGTAGCGCTGCCAAGATGTACCCAAAGTCCAAGTTGTTGAACCAGCATCAACCTGTGTAGAGCCACCACTTCCAAAAAACTGACTTGCGATAACGGTTATTGTTGTTGCCGCAGTTGCTTTCATCCAAGCGGAGATGGTTACTGTCTGCCCTGCAAACGCTCTAACATCTTCTATCTTTTGGTCAATTCCGTGAACGCTATTTGTTGTCGCGGTTGCGTATTGAAGATAGTAAGTGCCTTCGTATCCCGATACTGGGGCCGAGCCAGCGGTAAAGGTTTGTTGAGTCACATTCGCAGTTCCACCTGTTTCGGTGAACCAACGGTCTGCGGTGTAGGTCAAATTTCCAATTCCGCTAAACGAAGTACCGCGTTGCCAAATATCCATTCCGCCGTTGATGATGGCGTTTTTGCCGGCAAAAGCAGACCAGTTAATCTTGTTGGTCGAATCGGTCAGGTCTTTGTTGGTGAGGGTTTGAGTATCAGTTGTGCCGACAACGGAACCAGTAATTCCATGAACTGCGCTAGAAGCGTTTACATGGGTGTTCGCTTCCGAAAAATCAATTGCGGTAGGGACTGGATAAATTACCGCACCAGAGTTGTGAGATGCTGCGGTTGTATTGTCATAACCGCGAGTAACGAAAGTAAGGGTTGTTCCAGAAAGGGTAGCAAGGCACTTTTCTTCACCAGCTAGTCCGGGATCAATGACAACGGAAAATTGCCCAGATGTAAGCCAGTTAGTTGCGGAAGCAATTGTTACGCTGGTGGATACATTCGTAATCGAACTTGTAATAGTGGTGGGGGTTGCCGCACCCGTGTAGACTCTTGCACCCATTATTAACCCGCTATCTCTTTAAGTTGAGCAAAGAATGTTCCTTCTGTTTCCCCGTGAATATTCACTATTTCAGGCAACCATTGGTAGTCATAGAGTACCACTTGGTAGGTTTCAAACCCCATTTGAAAAGTAAAGACTTCTTGAGATTGCCATAAATTGTAAAGGTGGGTCAGTTCGTCTGGAACTTTCATGGCCCAATCTTTATCGCCAACCGTAATTGTTGAAAAGAGCATAATCGGAACATTCCATTGAGCAGTTCTAATCGGAATAGGCATGGAGCGCAAAATCCAGCGAGTCAAAACGGGACTATTTGTGCCATCGGAATTAAGGGTAAGAACTATCTGAAAGTTCTCACCTACAAGCTGACCAGCGGGGAAAGCATAAGTAGGAGATACACTTCCCACTACGCTTGAAGTTCCAATAGTTGTGGCATTTGTAGCCGCCGCATATTGATCGGAAGTATCGGCAATAATGCCTACTTGAATTGAGCCTTTAAGTGGCTCATGTTTAATGTCCACATACATAGCAACTTTGGGGTCTGAAAGACCGTAGGAAATAACTCCGCTGACGAAAGTTCCAGAAGCAACTGGAGTGCTAGTTTCCCCGACCAATCCATAGCCATCAACGGTGAAATACCTTTTGTTATTAAAGGTAATAACCGAGCGAACCGCGCCTTGAGAATAGGCTTGAAGGTCGGCTGCGTAGGCTGGAACTAGAGTGTTGGTAAAGGTGGTCAAATCCATGCGACCCAAGAAAGAGTTATTGCCATCGTAGTTGGACAAGCCATACCAGACAAAGCGAGATTGTGGCTCAAAGCAATAAACGGGTTGGCTAGTTGTGATGATTCCACCCAAAGTCAGCGAGCCATCTGAATTGACTTGGCAAAAACGAACGCCCTTATCGGTTCCAATAAGAACATAACCAAGATAGGAAGCAATCGAACGAACGATTTCTCCATCTGGTAATTCAGCCGCAACGGTAGGAACTGCAAGTGCGGTTCCATCAGAAAGGATTGCGGTTCGATAAATAATGGATTTAGTTCCAGCGTATCCAGCCGCATAAATCTGGCTAAGACCACCGCAAATATCTACCCAAGTAAAGTTGCGAGCCGAAAGGTCAAGGAGTGCAGTAGGCAATGCTCCGCTAGAAAGAACATTGTAAAGTTTGCCACCACCAGCCGCCATAAGGCGTGACTTGGTATAGCGAACCAAGGTAACAGTTCCGGTTGCGAAAGAAGAAACAGATGCTCCGCCGAGTGTTCCAGAGTAAATGCCGTTTGAACTATTCGCCGTATAAATGGTTGCGCCATCAGAAGCCATAGATACTGGTGAGCCAGTCATGCCAGTCACGCTGGTAAATGTGGACATATCTGAGGTGTATTTAAGAGCGGTTCCATCAATGATGTACACATTGGTTCCCGTGTTTAAGCAAGCAAGCCCAGTATTTGCCGAAGTATAAACGCGAGATGTGTCATTAAGAAGGGAAAGTTGCCAAGGATTCCAAGGGTTAATTCCTATTGAATCGTTATAGCGATTGAGTAGTGATGTAGCACGATCAAGGTAGGTCTGACCTTCTCCACCCAACCATGTATCTTGACTTCTGCGCCATAGTTGTTCGGGGGAGATAGATTGCTCTCCAGGGGTATTAGAGTTATCGGCTTGGTTACGAACAAGCGGCAATGTTTCGCGCTTGAATTTTGCTCCCCATACTCCGATTGAATCTTTGTCCCATTGGAGCATGTAAGGGTGACCATCAAGTGCTACGGGATAAGGCCAAGGAACATTGGAAGAAGTAGAACTTCCAGAGTAAAAAGGAACCGCTGGTCTAAAAGGTGTGTCATAGGAAAGCGATGGCGAAATTGTCATGCTTAACTCCTATAACTTGGGTACAAGGCTTCCAATTTTGCGGCTTCTGCTGCGATACGGCGAGCGCGTAATTGCTGAAGTCCATTAGAAGATTGCATGATTGCTCCTGCTGGAACTTCACTTCCTCTGCGAGTATCGCCCTGTGCTTCGGTAAAGTCGCGCTTAATTTCGCGCCCTTCCATCAAGCGAATTGCAGCTCCAAGTGGAGGAATATCAAAAGCCGTATTTTGCAATCCAGTAGAAGCGACATTGGCATAGGTGGTAGTTGGCATTGTGAGGTTTGCCTTGTAAACAACTCGAACGCCAAAACCTGCATAACCAGGAGAAAATAATTGAAGTGAGATTCCAGATGGGAATTGTGCCGTATCTGCATTGCGGTTCAAACGCCACTTGGTATTGGAAATGCGTGGGTTGTCGTGGGCAGGTCCAGGAGTCAAATACTTAACTTCATAAATGGAAATCAATTGATCGGCAATAGGGCTAAGGTCGTAACCCGTTAGAATCGGATTGTAAGTGAAATCGTAAGTTTGGATTCCATAAAGACCATTGGTGGGAGATGACAAATCATTTATCTCATTGCCTAATTGATTGAGAATGTCGTTGCCCGTAAAGCGTGGGGCAACACGAACAAGAGTTCCAATAGCCGCATTAGCATCGGTTGAACCTTCTTCTCCAGCCAATACGCTGGCAGTTGAACCTGAAATAGACCAGACATAAAAAGTATTGGTTCCAATAGAAAGGCGCGTACCGGAGCGGATACCATCAGTAGATTGAGCAAATGTAAGGGTTCCGCTACCTGCGGTATAAGCAAGAGCAAGTTGATTACGATTTTCAACATAACCACTCATTAAATAAGAACGAGTCTGGTCAATCCAATTTTGAACAGTTGTCATAGATTTACCGCCGTTGTGTTAGGGTCATAAATGGATTTGCCTGTTACATGTTCAATTGCTTCTACTGCGGCTTCGATTTTCTTAGTTTGTCCTTCTAGGACTTGACCTGATTCAATCTCAAAACGGGTTGTGGCTCCAGCTTCAATACGGGCGGCTCCATCAATTCCCTTGGGTTGATACCCTTGCTGACGAAGGCGTTTGTAGGCTGGCATATCTTTTTGCCAGCGTTCTTCACGATCATTAACTGCCTTTACGCTATCTCTTAAATCTCCAAAACCGAGCATGGGAAAGCCTTCGCGGTGTGGAAGTTCATCTTCGGTAAGTGGTTTATAGCAATTCTTACATATCCAGCCATCTTTGGATGAAAATTTAAAATTGGAATGAGCGCAAACTGTTGTAGTTTCAGTTTTCAACTTATGTACGCTCCGTAACCAGCGTTTGTCAGAATTTGAACTTCGCTGTCACTAATTGTATAGGAATGACCGCCATAATAAACGGCTTTAACGCCAGGGCTACTTGAGGCAATAGAGCCATTTGCGTTGTAATAAGTTTGGGCTACCCAAAGCGGAGGTTGGGTTTCAGATACAACATTGTTGGTATCTATCCACACATTATTGCCTTTAGGAATCGAAGGCGTGAAATAAGCAAAAGGTCGCTTTTGAAACTCTGGGGTGTTATCCGTAATAACGGGAACAAAGGTTCTCGCTGGGGGAGTAAAAGTTGCCATTTGTCACGCTCCTAAAGTAGAACGGGGAACCACCCGAGAAAGGTTAAGCGGGTGACTCCCCTAAGTTACTTACTGTCCGATTGAAGAACCAGATTCAATGCGGAACAAAGCAGCTTGACGGAATGGAGCATACCCGACAAAGTGCTTCCAGCCAACTCCAGTAAAGCGGCGGAGTGTGTCAATGACGGGAATATCAACCAAGATTGGTTGAATTCCATAACCGCCACCGGTTGAGAAAGCCTTAGCGAGAGCCTGACGACCCAAGACCAAGGTTCCGTACACATCTACTGCGTTGACAACGAGTGTCAATGAAGTACCAGCGTTCACATTTGACAATCCAAGAACTGAAAATGTCAAAGTTGTGGTTGTTGGAACGGTTGTAACTGTGAACTGAGCGTTGAAGCCAAGTTGTGAAGTTGAACCAGTACCAGATGTAGCGGTAGCACCTGAGATGGTGAGTGTGTCACCAACTGAAAGACCGTGTGCAGCAGATGTGGTGATTGTAGCCACATTTGAAGTAACGGCAATCGTTGAGATTGTGTATGAGTTTGTTCCACCGTCAGAGAAGAATGGTGCGCGTGGTGTTTCCATGAACTGTACGCCTTGGAAGTTACCGATCACGCCATTGTAGATACCTGATGGGTCGGAATAAACATGTGGGTCAGACCAGTTAGTTCCACCTGTTGCGCCACGAAAATCGTAGGAAACATCTGGGTGGATAAGACCCTTATACATGCCGTTGAATGTTGCGACATTCTGCTTACGCAACTTAGCAACTGCATTACGGACATCTGAACCTACAAGAGTATTTGTCTTAGCAAGAGATGTACGACCTGCAACTGCGCCTGAGTAGGCAACCTGAGTACCTGTACCAGCAGCAGTACGAGCGATGCCGTCTGTTGAGATACCAGCGTTCCAACCAACAACCTGTGCGGCGATTGGGTT